AGGGTAGAATGGTGGTAAGTGGGCCTGTAGGAACTTCAATATACGATTAATTATGGCATGGTATAGTAACTTTTTTAAGAAAGAGAGCACAGCTCCTGAGGTAGTAGAAGGATATCAATCCTTTAGCACCCCATTTTTGCCTGTAGGACCAGGTAATCTTACACTACCTTATGTAGATAGTAGATATTCTGCTAACATGTGGATTAATTTCGGAGCTGAGAACTTGTATCCTAGCATGCTTAATCAGATGTACTACGCTAGCCCTCTTCATGGTGCTATTGTGGACTTCAAAACTAATGCAGTGATAGGTGGTGGCTTTGCACTTAAGACTGATCTATTAACTACTGTAGAAAAATTAGAACTTTATACTTTTGAAAGGAAAATTAATCTTAAGCATATTGTTAAGGCAGTGACTAAGCAGCTCATCATTCATAATAGAATATACTTTAAGATCTGTTATGGCCAAGGCAAAAAGATTACTAGGATAGAGAATGTATCACCTGAGAAGGTAAGAGTAAGTGCAGATAAGAAGCTGTATTTTATTTGTGATGATTGGTCCAGGAGGATAGGCATACAAGAGATTAAGCCATACCACATAGCTAACACTGACTATGAGCAACTATACTGCTATGAGATTAAATCTATAGGCCAAGACCACTATTCACTCCCCCAATATACAAGCTGTCTTAACTTTGCTTTCTTATCAGGTGAGTTAAGCTACTTTGCTAAGTCTAATATACAAAACTCTATCTTCCCATCTTTTGCTATGATGTTCCCAAAAAGACCACAAAGCGAAGAGGAGAAGCACATGATTAAAGAGACTATAGACCGTATGAAAGGGGCTGCTAATGCAGGTAAAGCTGTAGCGTTCTTTGCTAATAGCCAGGATCAGTTACCTAAGATAGAAGCTATGCCTACTAATGGCAATGATAAACTATTTCAAGAGGCATCACAGCTTAACACTGAGCAGATATGCTTTGCTCACACTATAGATCCTATCTTAATGGGTGTACGTACTACAGGTAGCTTAGGAGGTGGTGCAGATATTAAGCAGGCTTATGTGATATTTGAAAAGAATGTAGTAATGGAGCTTAGAAGCTGTGTTCAGCATATCTTCAATGAGCTACTAACCATATCTAAGATACCTGCTGAGTTCACTATCAATAACTTTCAGGTCATAGATGAGTCTATAGTAGAGCTAGAGGGTGATGCTTCAAGAATTAACAATCTTATCAGTGCTATGCATCCTACTGTTGCTCAGAAAATTTTAGATAACATGACACCAAACGAGATAAGAGCTCTAGCTGATTTACCTCCCATTGAAACAACCCCAACAATAACACCCACTGTATAATGCTATATTTCATAACTGAAACTTATCTAAAAGTTAATACACCTATTACAGCCAATGTGGATGTTACTGATGTAACACCATACATAGCTACTCAAGCAGCTCTTAGAGTACAGCCAATACTAGGCACTACTTTCTATAATTATTTGCTTACAGCGTATAATGCTCAGACACTTAACCCTGATGAGGTAGATTTAGTTGAGTTTATTCAACCTGTGATAGCGTGGAGATCTGCAGAGGATGCTGTCTTTGGCTTAACCTACCAACTTAAAAATAAAGGTTTGCAAACACAATCAGGAGACTACTCTGCTAGTGTATCACGTAATGAGGTGGCCTTTGGTATGGAGCACTATGCACAGAAGGCTAGCTTTTTTGAGCAGAGACTTATCAGATGGTTGCTAGTTAATAGAAACCTATTTCCTCAGTTCATATCTACCACTAATCAGGATACAGATCTAAGGCCTATGTTCAACAACTGCACCTGCATTAACCAATGGCAAACAACTTGCTTAGGCACCTGTGGTACGTTCAGAGAAAATGGATATAATAACTCTATACTTATTCTCTAATGAAAGTACAGTTAGCTATCTTACTATCCTCAATTCAAAAATACATCATTCAACTTTTCGCAGTGGTAGGTTCTTTCTTTTTACCTATCTCAGGTATATTATTTTTAATTGGCTTTGCTATTTTTGTAGATACGCTAACAGGTATTTGGAAGTCTAAGAAGTTAGGGGTGCCTATTACATCTCGCAAACTTTCAGCTATAGTGTCTAAGTTATTTTTATATGAGGTGGCAGTGATAGGCTTTTACCTGATAGATAAGTTTATTCTCAACGATATTATTTTAACATTTTTTAGTGTGCCTTTAATGCTTACAAAAATTCTATCTTTAGTGCTTTGTAGTATAGAGGTTATCTCTATCTCAGAAAATTACAAAGCTGTAAAAGGCATAGATATATGGTCAGCATTTAAAAATTTATTACAGCGTTCAAAAGAAATAAAAGGAGATATAGATGGAGTTAGATATAAGCAAGATAGTTCAACACCGTCTATCTAAGGATCAATACGTAGATGAGCTTACTGACAAAAAGCAGATATACCTACATCACACAGCAGGTGGCCCTGATGCAGTAGCAGTAGCTAAGTACTTTAACAATAAGGTAGGCAAGGTAGCCACTGCTTTTATCATTGGTAATAGGGGTACAATAGTGCAATGCTTTAGCTCTAAAAATTGGGCTTATCACTTAGGCCTTAAACAAGAGATATTTACTGAGTCAGGGGTGGACTATAAGAGCTTAGATAAGATATCTGTAGGGATAGAGATATGCAACTATGGACCATTAACCAAAAAGAACGGTTATTACTATAACTATGTAGGTGGCAAAGTAGACTATACTGAGGTAACTATACTAGATAAAAAGTACAAAGGCTATATCTATTGGCAGAAGTATACAGATGCACAAATAGAGAGCACTAGACAGCTTTTAGTGTACCTTTGTGATCAGTACAAAATACCTAGAGATTACTTTGCTACCATCTTTGATATTGATAAACGTGCTTTGAAAGGAGAAAGTGGTATATTTACCCACAATTCAGTGAGAAAGGATAAGAGTGATATCTATCCCTGCCCACGAATGATAACAATGTTAGAGAGCTTATGAGACACTTACTACCCATTCTGATACTATCCCTACTATTTAGCTGTTCAGACGCTAAGAAGGCACAATACCACTATAAGAAGGCTGTTAAGTATGGTCTAGAGTTAGTGGAGGATAGTGATACTATTAGAATAATCTCAGTAGATAGCTTTGCAGTGATACGAAATGATACGATTGTATGGGAGAAAATAATAACTACAAAAGATACTATCATTAGTTTTAAGAATGTATACCTCCCTAAGACCAGGTGGCAAACTAAGATAGAGTACCGGTACAAAACTCAGATATTAAAGCAGGATGTGCTGAAATATAAATACATCTACAAAACTGAAAAAAAGCAAAAAGCAAAAACTAATTGGATGCTACTAGTATGGGGCTTTATTATAGGAGTACTCCTGTCATTCGTTACTAGACTATTACTTAAACTTTACTTATGATTAAACATTCTAAGAATGTGCATGAGCTTATCATTGATAATCTTTATGCACGTATTGCTATGCTATCTGATCTACACTGGGATAACCCTCACTGTGATAGAGATATGCTGAAGAGACACCTAGACTATTGCTTAGAAGAGGATATACCTGTAATGATAAATGGTGATATGTTTTGCTTAATGCAAGGTAGAGGAGATAACAGACGTAATAAATCTGATATTAGACCTGAGCACAATAACGCTAAGTACTTAGATAGTATAGTTGAGACTGCTGTAGATTGGTTCCTGCCCTATGCTCACATCATTAAGCTAGTAGGTTATGGTAACCACGAAACTGCTATAATTAAATTTCAAGAAACTGATATACTGCAGAGATTTGTGGACCTTCTAAACTATAAAGCAGGATCTAATATTCAAACAGGTGGATATGGTGGATGGTTTATTATTAAGCAAGCTTCAGGTTGGGGATCTAAATACTCTACTAAGGTAAAGTACTTCCATGGTTCAGGTGGTGGTGGTATAGTTACCAAAGGTGCTATCAATTTAACCAGGGCATTAGAGACCTATGAAAACTTTGATGTGTTCACGATGGGCCACATTCATGAGAACAGCTGTAGAAATGATGTAAGGGATACTATAGATCACCATAGTGTAGGAGGATATGTACTTAAACAAAAGCAGTTACACCTCATGCTAACCGGTACCTATAAAGAAGAGTACGGAGATGGTTCTCAGGGGTGGCACGTTGAACGTGGAGCTCCCATTAAGCCACTAGGTGGAAGGATACTAACCATAAAATTAGTGAGGGCCACTACAGGTGATAGATTAGTGACAAAATATATTGATAGTCATAAGTTTAATTTGTAATTTTTTACATATATTTGCACCAGGTTAATGTGATCAATATATTAGCTCATAGCCCCCTATATCTTTGGTT